AAAGTCATAACACCATCCTCATTTCTGAACGGAAACACGATGACATTATCCTGTCCGTCCTTACTGGTTATCTCATACCGCCTTGCTACAGCTTCAGATATCCCACGGCTTTTCATGTACTCGATTGCAGGATCTTTGGATTTAATCTCTTTCATTGGCTCCTTGAAGGTCTTGAACTTCCGCCAGGTGCCAATGTGCTCATACTCGTCTGTATCTCTTCCGAGACTGAAACCGAAATCTTTGGCGAGCGTAATCATGTTGCCTTTTACGCTGCATGATGCTCGCTTACAGTTAAATGTTCCTGTCTTGCCGTTGATCGAGAAGGTCCACGGGTCATGCTGACTGTGACAGTACGGGCACTCACGAAGCTGGAGCTCATCTCCGCGCTGACGAACATCTCTGTATGAGAGATTTATAGCTGCCCTAAACTTCTCAAGGTCTTCCGGCTTAAACTCGTATAAACTCATTCCATTGTTCCTCTGTCATACCCTCATCATCAGGGCCATCCCCCCGAAGGGGGTCGGTTCTTTCTTCTTTATTCTTTATATTAATAGTAGGTTTCTCGGGTAGTGTCTCGGGTAGTGTCTCATCGGGTGTCTCACCATGCTGGTACAAAGCCCAGTTTTTCAACGTGAGGAGTGTCCCATAAGCTGTCCCGTCAAGTGTCACCCTATCTGTCTCAGCTAATTGGGCTAAAAAACGTTCTACCGCCGACTTGTTCCAGCCCCATCGCTCTGCAAGTGTACGTACAGTTACCCACCGTTGGCCTGGGTGGGCTCGTCTCTTACGACTACCCACCCAGTCATAGCCATTCTTCCAGTGAACATTTAGCAGAATGTCGATCCATGCTTGTCCTTTGCTGAACGGCTTCTCATTCCAGAACGGTTGCTCTAACAGATTCCGATTCACCTTTACCCAGTTGCCGTCTTTTGACATCAGAATGGTATGTCTACCTCAAGGGCGGCAAAACTGTCAGCTGATGCTGACTGAATCGGGGAGACTGAAGCCGGTGCCGGCAGTTTCTTGTCTTTCGGGATCTTGTAATCACCGGAGCGGACCGCGTCTGCCGAGCGGAACTGTGCAAGGTTCGGTGCTTCCCCAACAGTACCGGAGGAAGTCTCAAACTCTCTGTAGTTGAACAGACCGCCGATGATCTTGCCGGAAAACTTAGTCTCATCCCAGTCGAACTTGTAGCCCTCGTTTGACTTCTCGAGTGATGTAGTGAAAGTTTTGAACTTGCGCTTGTCCCACTCATCATGCTCAGATCCGTCATCCTTCGGCACATTCAGCCAGTAACGGCAAGGCCACACTTTGTTGTTACCTGTCTGATTATTGAAGCTCTGCTGGAAGTAAGCAGCGTACTCGCCTTCACAGACATCTAATGCCAGTACGATGACCTGGCTGCCGTCTGTGCGCTCTTCTACCTTAGCGCCCATGATCACGCAGACATAACCTCCGCGTGGCAGCATCTGAAAGTCACCGTATTCCTTAGTCTTGTCGATATCGAATTTCTTGATCATTTAGTTATCCTCCTATATAAGCCTTCTGACCATTGTATTGCACCAGCGTGTGCTTGGCCTCTTCTGTTCTTCATGGGTCCCGTTATCGTGCCCCATCAAGCCTTTACTCTTCTCATATATAATGTTTGCCATTTCACCCACAAACCACATCGACTCACGAAGCTCATCTGAAGCGTAAACGACAATTATGTATTTGTTCCGTGCTCTTGCATATCCGATCTCCGCAAGTGTCCCGTAGCATGTGGGATCATTTATGTATGCGAGTACAACATCAGCGGCGTCTATCTGTTTGCGGCTTATGTATTCAACGTCTTTTCTTTCGAGGAATTGCCCCATACAACCCGCATAGCCGTGCTCATCTGCTTCTGCACCGACTCCGTGCTTGCCTTCTCCGTGATAGCAACCGTGATCGCAAGATATGAAGTAAGGCCCTGTCATAGTCGCACTTTCGTCTATTGCAATGCGCTGTGATATGAATGATTCAACTGGGCGAGCATCTATATCCTCAAACCACCACAGCCCTGCGTTACGGTAGTTAATAAAAGCCCCGCGCCAATCGTTAAAATCAATCTTCCCCGCAAGGTATACGTTATAGTGCTCTTTGCCTACGGACCGCTTTTCGTCTTCAATCTTTTCGTGGCACTTCTTGCAAAGCGTAATCAGATCATTAGCAACATCCTCGTGATAGATGTTATTGTAGTTAATGTGGTGCACGGTTAGCGCCCTGGGAAAACCGCATCTTGCACACTTGTAGCCGTCCATTCTGAGACGTTCGGCACGTTTGCGCTGCCATTCAGGAGACTTAAGGTAATCAATATATCTCTGATCTACCATGCCCACCTCCTACTTGTACGGAATCTCCATGCCGTAATACTCACGGATGATCCTGTCCACGGCCTTCAGGTCATTCGGGATCTGAGGCTCATCGAACATCCCGATTGGAGACTTAACGCAGTCATTACCAGCTGTGCGTGTCAGGAACACATACTCGCCATTGATACATGCCGCCTTGAGAACCGTTGTGAACAGCCCTTCGATAACGATCTTCTCATCAAGCAGCTTACCGATCGACTTTGGTTTTTCGTAACCATCAGAATCAAGTTCATAATGCATCATGATGTAAACTGTGACATCGTCTGACAGACTGTCACAAAGCTGGAGCATCTGATAGAAATTCTGAGCAAGCTGTGTGAATTTCTCATAGCCCTTCTCACCGCTTCTGTTCATAAACTCATCTGACATCAGATAATTAGCATCGTCTACAACAAGCACTTTTGCCTTAGAGCCGTTGATTGCAGCAACCACGTCAGGATACTTGTTGAAAGTCTTCTCGTTCACTCTTGGTGTGAATGTCGGGATATCTGACTTAAACGGTAATTCTTTACCCTGTACTGATATGATGCCGACTTCACCCTTTGCGAAGTTTCTGAGGCTCGCGGACTTCCCGCTGCCTGATCTGCCGATAATTAATATTTTTTTAGCCATTGGTTACCTCCTTGTAATTTCTGTCCCGGAGGTGTACTCTTTTCTTGAGCGGATTAGTGCACCTTCGGGTGTGCTTTTCTTATTCGTCAAATTCATCATCTTCGCCCTCGTATCCTTCCTCGATCTCGTCAGATCCGCAGTGTGGGCATGTCTTCAGTCTGAAGTAGTGATGACTCGCTCTCGGAAATTCTGAACCGACTCCGTAATAATCCTCATATGACAGATCTTCGTAGTCGGGCTCTTCGAATCTGCGTCCGCAGTTGAAACATCTATACATCTCTGATGGCCTCCCTGATCAGGGCTGTCTTCAGCCTGTCATTCTCTTCTCTGAGTCTTGCGTTCTCATCAGCGAGCTCGTTGTAATTCTTCTCGAATGCGTCCTTGCCCATGCCATACCATTCTGCCCTCTTCTCGATCTCTTCTCTCAGTTCTCTGTTTTCTCTCTCAAGTGTGCTGATTCTTGCCTTGAACCACTCGTCCTTCGGCGGATCGTAGCTGATGACCTCCGGCTGTACTACGGGCATACCCCATTTGAAATTGTCCTTCTTTGCATGTCTTGCGTCTTCCATTGCTTACCTCCTATACAAGTGCTGCCGTTGCTATTACCATTGCGAATCCGAGTGCCATTGCCATTGCTGCAACGAGTGCCCATCCGAGCATTCTACTGATCGTCTTCATTTGTGGCCTCCTCTTCTACCAATTCCATCTTGACCGACTCCAGCTCGTCTTCGCCACCGACTACGCGGTGCGCCCAGGCGGTCTCCATAAAATCCATTGCTTCAAGTCTGTCATTGAAGACAAACACCGGCTCCTTGTAGCTGATCTTGAGTGTTACCCTGTACTTCATTGTTTCCTCCTTCTAAGTCGTATCTGACCGTGCGTCCGAACCGGACTACCTTTAACTTTCCTTCTCTGCCGTACTTCCACACCGTCCACTTGGACACCCTGAGGGCCTCGGCAGCTTCCTGTGCTGTGTAGAGTCTCATGCATCACCTCATTTGTTTAGTTTTCTAAACTAAATGGGCAAAAAAATATGTTCTGACACTCGTGCGTGGAATGCGGAGCAGATCCATTGCTCTTTCCATCTCATCCTGAGACCATTCCGATGTATTGTTCAGCTTGAAACTTAGGCTTGTCTGAGCCATATCCATAGCCTCTGCGAACGCTGCCTGAGTGCCATAAACCTCTTTGATTTTGCCCTTCAGCTTGCTGTAATCGTAAGCCATTTAGTACCTCCTTTCGTTTAGTTTTCTAAACTGCTATTAATATAACTCTTAATATATATTAAGTCAATAGATTTTTTCATTTTTCTAAAAATCCGTTTCACTTTTCTGAACTTTGCTTTATAATGAGAGCACACACTATTGAGAATATGAAAGGGATGCAGACATGGATATCAGAACGCTAAGACTGAACGAAGCGTTCAGCGCATCGGGACTAACTCAGACTGAACTGTGCAACAGAACGGGGATCAACAAGGGTGCTATGAGTTGTTACCTTTCGGGACAATACTTCCCGAAGCAGAAAGCTATCGAGGCTTTAGCGAATGCGTTGAATGTTTCCATCAATTACTTAATGGGATATGAAGAGGAAATGGAAGAAGATAAACAAGCTGAAGCTGTACTTTTAGAAAAAGTGAGAAAGCTGTCACCTCAGAGCCGTTTTGTTTTGGACGGTATCATTGATACGCTTTTAGAAGGAGACCGAAATGTCGATAAAAATATTAGGAAAGAATAAAGCCCAACTCATCGTGTCTGTCGGATCTGCATCGAAGGGCACCCGGAGACGAGTCACCAAGATCGTAGAGTACAAGGGCAAGAAGGATCTGGAAAAGAAATACAGAGCCTTTGAGGATGAGGTCCGCAAGAACCCACTCACAAACATCACTGTTGATGGACTCATAGAATCGTACATCAATAACGCAGAAGTCAGAGGGCTGAGCGTCAATACAACGCACGGATACAAGTCGGCTCAGAAACGGTTAAATTCGGCCTTTGCAGGGATTTTAGCGAGAGAACTTACAACTTATCAGATAGATGATTTTGTCGCTGATATGGCAAAGAAATACGCCCCCAAGACTATCAGCAACACCGTCGGATTACTGAATGCAGCATACCAGCGAGCGGTCAATGCGGGGCAGTTATCAGATAATCCGTGTGTTGGTATTACGTTACCAAAACAGAAGAAAAAAGAGGTCAAGACATTACCACCGGATCAGATGCAGAGGTTTGTCCAGGCGCTTGAGGAAGAGACACGGGACATCCGTGTCGGGTATCTGCTGTGTCTGATGTGCGGGCTCAGAAGAGGCGAAGTGCTGGGGCTTAAAGAGTCAGACGTGAATCTGCTGTTCAAGCAGATCAAGGTCAACAAGACTCGTTACATTGTCGAGTCCAAAGAGTACATACAGGAGACCAAGACCACAAGGTCAACGAGGCATCTTGCTCTCCCTGCACTGCTGGCTGACGAGATAGATCTGCTGATACAGGAGCACCATGCACAGGAATGGTATCACTCTGATCAGCTAATACAGAATGCGTTCGGAGAGCCTTTGAGCCCGTCCGTATTCTCCACGAAGATCGGCAAGATCGAGAAGGCTGCCGGCATAGATCATGTCACGGCGCATGGTCTCAGGCACACGTTCGCCACGATCCTGAACGCCCAGCACATCGATGCTGCACAGATTTCCGCCGAGCTGGGGCACAGCAATTTAACTACCACGCTCAACATATACACTCACGTTTTCGGAGATGTGACCTCTTCATCGAGAGGCATTGCAGATGCCATCGATGGCGTATTTGACAAAAAGGGCGCAAAAGAGGCACACGAAGACAATAAAAAAGCGCTGTAATCGTTGAAATCACAGCGTTTTGATGGCGGAGAGAGGGGGATTTGAACCCATCAATTGCCTTGTATGCTGTTGTTTGCTGTTGTTCGTTCTTGCCCTCAAAACATTGGAATTTCAACGCTTAACGCTTCAATGCGTTGAAATTGTTGGATTACAGCAAATTGGAAAAATCTGAAAAAAAGGGCGCAAAAAGGGCGCACCCCTTTACAACCATGCTATACTTAAGGTGCGACGCTAAATGTCGCAACTCAAAAAAATCACCACACAAAAAGCCCCGAGGATTCGTCCCCGGGGTTTTTCGTGCTCTATAAATTTGTAAGGAGGTGACCTTTGCGGTTCCCCCGAACCGCCTAATTCTTCCAGATGTACTTCGCTGATGTACTGAGTGCAGTATCTGGATCAGATACTTCTGTCCACGTGTCGTTCACCTTCTGCCACAGCTTTGAGTATGTCGCCCATGAGCTGTTTTCTTTGATGTACAGCTGTGTGGAACTCCCGCCTCCGATCGTGACCGCAATGGTCGCATCGCCATCAACAGTGTATGTATAGGTGTAATGGTCTATGCCTGTACCTGTCGAGTATGTGACCACAAAGGATATACCAGTAACCAGTCCGCCGTAGTATCCGACATAGTGCCGAACCGTAACATTGTCGAGTCCTGATCTTGTCGGCATTGTTGTTGGAGTCAGCGTGATTATGCTGCTGGATGTCGATGGGAAATCCACTTCCTCACTGATAGCCGTTGAGCCTTGATACAGTACGCACTGCGAGACATATGTCGATGAGATGGTCGATGACTCTCTGTGTCCGTGACATCTGACTTCTATGTCCTCGATCGTTGCATTGCTTGGTATGTCCGAGAAGTCAAACGAGTATGCAGCATAACCTGTAGACCCGGATGAAGCGTACATATTCGATGTGCTTGAGTACGGAGATTCAGCTGAATGTCCTATTGCGTACTGTGCATAGGATGAACCGCTTTGTATGCCACTCGTTGTCACATCGTCAGGTGTGAATGTAAGCGTTGACCCAGCTCCATGCGCTACAAGCTGAGATGTGATGTCCACTCCGTTCTTGGTAGCTGTCACAGTATCGCTCTTGTTGGTTGGTGTGATGGTCAGCGTTCCGACATAGCCGTAATAGTTGGAGCATCTTGACCGCTACTTCTGTATTTGTGCTGAATCGAATATTTCTAATGTATCTGCCTATGTTATGCGCTCATCTCCACCATCTTGCTTGATATGCTTGAGTAGTTCGATGCTGCCTGATATGCCGACAAAGTTCCTGCAGGAACGTAGACTACAAGGTCGGATGGCAGATTTGCGAATGCGTTTGAGCTTGCTGTTGGCGGAGTTGTTGGCTCAAAGAAGAGATGTGCGACCGAGTAGCAAGAGTTAAACGCACTGCTGCCGATGTTCGTCACGCTTTCAGGTATCGTCACAGATGCAAGCGATTCACAATAGTTAAACGCATAGCTGCCGATGCTCGTAACGCTTTCAGGTATCGTCACAGATGCAAGTGGGGTGCAAGAGTTAAACGCATAGCTGCCGATGCTCGTAACGCTTTCAGGTATCGTCACAGATGCAAGCGAGTAGCACATGTTGAATGCACTGTCATCTATGCTCGTTACGCTTTCAGGTATCGTCACAGATGCAAGCGAGTAGCAATAGCCGAACGCATTGCTGCCGATGCTCGCCACGCTTTCAGGTATCGTCACAGATAGAAGCGAGTAGCAATTATAGAATGCATAGCTGCCGATGCTCGTCACGCTTTCAGGTATCGTCACAGATGCAAGCGAGTAGCAATAGCCGAACGCATTGCTGCCGATGTTCGTCACGCTTTCAGGTATCGTCACAGATAGAAGCGAGTAGCAATTATAGAATGCATAGCTGCCGATGCTCGTTACATGACTGCCAAAGCGGATTGCTTTTACCGCATTCTGATACGCTCTCTGCCCATTCGTCTGCCCTGTAGACCCTTTATATATTACTTGCGAGCCTGTTGAGTTTGAAGCGCTGCCCTTATACCCTTTAAACGCAAGCGTTCCTGACTCCATATGCAGTTTGATGGTAAACATCTCGCCTGTGTCAGGATATACATGTTGAATTGATTTCAGCGTACCTACACTCGTTCCTGTCAGCGTATCGTGTGCAGAACCATCACCCCAATCTATCTC